GACAAAGGCTGGCACTCTTGAGCAGTTCGTATTAAACAAAGCACAGAAACATATTCTCCATAAAGTAAAGTTAGCGTGGGCAAAGAACAGGCCGATTCGTGTGCGGATCTTGAAAGCACGGCAATTAGGCATTTCAACATTAATCGAGGCAATAATCTATAGCATGACATCCCAGCAAGAGAATATCAATTCACTCATAATTGCTGATGATAAGGACGGGGCGAATTACCTATTTGAGATGAGCAAGTTATATCAAGAGAAGTGTCCTGACCATTTACGTCCTACCGAAAAGAAATCCAATGAAAAGAAGTTAGAGTTTGAAGACATACACTCTCAGATTCTGATAGATACAGCCATGAATAAAGATGCAGGTAGAAAGTATACGTTTCGTGTTGTGCATTTGTCCGAGAAGGCATTTTTTCGTAATCCAGAGATGTTGATGTTGGGGTTAAATCAAGCTGTGCCGGCTCTACCGCGGACTATGATATTTGAAGAAACGACAGCTAATGGGTTCAATCATTTCAAAGAGGATTGGGATAGGTCAGTTAATAAAGAAGACGATTATGATCCGATATTCATACCGTGGTATTGGGATGACGGGTATAAAATGTCTGTAGCAGAAGGATTTTCAATAGGTGATCCTGCGTTAGGAGATATATCGAGGGCTGAGGCGCAGTTAGCTACACAGATGCGGAGTGAGGGTATAGATTGTGTAGAAGAGCGGTTAATGTGGCGCAGGTGGTGTATAAAAAACAATTGTCATGGTAGGGTTGAATATTTTTCTCAGGAATACCCGTCAACGAGTGATGAGGCGTTTATCGCATCTGGGGATTGCGCTTTTGATAAAGAAGAACTTGTTCGCCAACTTAAAAAAAATACAAAGCCTATAGCTATAGGCAATATTGTAAAAGACGATTACAAGTTTCGGTTCAAAGCGGATCCCCGGGGTGATTTTATGTTTTATAGTGCGTTACGGCCACGGGCGAATGAAGAGTATATAGTTGCTGGTGATGCGTGTAGTGGTTCCGGGTCTGATTATGCTGTTTTAGTTGCCCTTTCCAAGCGTACAAATGCGATTATAGCCACTTTTAGGGCGAAAGTGGACTCGGATGTGCTTGCTGAGAAAGCGGCCCTATTAGGGGGGTTTTTGCACCAAGCTGAGGTAGCGATAGAGAACAATAGTTATGGGTTTCATGCGAACTTAAAGCTAAGAAGTATATACCCTAATGTGTACAAGCAAGAGTTGGTGGACCGTGACAGTGGTAAAATAAGTGAAACGTATGGATGGAATACCAATAGTAAAACTAGGGCTGATATGTTGGGTGAGTTGAAAGAAGATATACGTAATGGAGCCATAGATTTGAATGATGTGAAGTTAATCCGGGAGTGTTTAACATTTATAAAGAATGCTGATACCGGGAAAGAGGAAGCGCAGGAAGGCACGAATGATGATATGGTTATATCAGCGGCGATTGCGTGTTCAGTTCGGAGGCGTAGGCCATTTCAGCCTATAGTGAGAGATACGAGGCCGGCTATGGGTACAAAAGTCATTGCTGATTATTAAAATGGAGGAAAACATGGCAGAACGGGGAATGGGGCAGAAAGAAGTTGATGGTGGAAAAGGTGGGAAACTAGGTGGGTTTGATAGTATGATACTTGAGAAGGCGAAGAGTGTTGGTCCGGCGAAACCTGTAGAAGATGGGAAAGGTGTTAATTACTGTAATGTACCTGATGGGCAAAAAGTGAGAGGTTAGGTAGTATGGCAGAAGATGAAAAAGTTGATAAACCAGTAACTGATAAGAATCCGTTAGGTGAGCATGTACAGATAGCGATGAATATTATTTATAACACCAAGACGGAGCAGTATGGATTGATATGCGCGCCCGGGTTTTTGGATGTACCTGATCGGGCATATTATGCGTTACGTGTAGCTGAGAAGAATTTAGACGAGTTTTATTTTAAGAAGAAGACGTTCCGGGAAAGCATTACGCAAGGTGTCCGTAATTTTAATGATCGTATGAAATTCAGGAATTTTCTTGATGGTAGATTTAAGTAAATGGTGTGAGGCGAAAGGAATTAGTAGGATATATATGCGGTATCCTATGGCAGCAATATCCGCAATAGTTGTTGGAATACTAATAGTGAGGAAAATATGGCTGAAATAATAACACCGACTCCGGATCAGAAGTTGGAGAATGATATTTTAAGTTTTGTAAAGGTGCTGACAGATAAAGCTATTGCAGATAGGAATGCGAAGAAACCGGAATGGATGGATATGGGGTTTGATGATTTCATAGATCATCAAGAGAAGCGGTTTAAGGCGATGCGGTCTGTGCGAGGGTTAGATTATAATGATTTGCCGAAGACATCTCCATGGCCGGGGTGTTCCGATATTGGTATACCTATTGAAGCTATAACGATTCAATCTATAGTTGCGCGGTGTGACAGGGTGGAGTTTGAGAGGTTGCCGTTGACGCATGTTACTGCTGTAGGGAAGAAGGATTTAATAACTGCGCCGAAGATTGAGGCATATTTGGATTGGCAGAAGATTAACAAGATGAAGGTGCGGATTCCCAAGATGTTAGGGACGCGAAAGGCACTGACTGTAGGGAGTTATTTCTGGAAGATAATTTTTGAAGAGTTTTATGTATATGATGATGAAGATGTTATTGCGTTGCGTGATCCTGATGATAAGACAATTTTAAGAGACGAAAGCGGTGAAATTGTAGAGTGGAATGTAGATGAACCCACGCCTCTTAATGATAGTCAGCATTCATATGAGCTTGTGTTGTTAAAGTCTCCGAAGAAGAAAGTGTATTATCGTGGACCTGCGATGTATGGCAGGGATCCGCGTCAGATATTATGGGATGTATCTGAAACGAATTATGATCCTCAAGAATGGGATTGGTGGGCTGATTTATATGATAGAAGTGTGGAATGGTTAGAGACAACAGGTGTTTCTATAGGGTTAAAGAATGTCGAGCAGATAGTAGCAAAGTTATATTTGAAAGCTAAAGAAACAGGAACGGATAGAGTAGATAAGAAGAAACCGATTAAGATAAGGGAGTGGTATGGTCGGTATGAGATCAATGGAAGAATGCGAGATATAGTTGCGGTGATAGCTCCGGAATATGATGTGATACTGGGTTGGAAGTATGATGAGTTTATGCAGAAAACAGGGATGACGCGGTTGGTCCATAGGTGTGCGCTGCCTATGGATGGGCAAGTGTTAGGTGTGTCCATTCCTATGTTTATAAAGGGGTTAAGGGATGCTATAGACGCGTCATGGAATCAAATGGTGGATAGGGGATCGAGGTTCAATAATCCTCCGGTAATATACCAACATGGCAGTGGGTTTGATCCTATGAAGCATAATTGGGGATATAGGTTTTGGCCGGAGAAAGTAACGAATAGTATCAGGGTGTTAAGCACACCGCATACAGAGCCGATAGAGTTTCAAAAGATTCAGTTATTGATTGGGTTAGTGCAGCGGTTGTTTGGTGTTACTGATACGACTAGTGGTGTAGATAATCCAAACAATCAAACATATGGTGGGATAACAACATTGTTAGCTGAGGGTAATGTCAATATAGATATGTTGATACAGACGATAAACGAATCAAATATTCAGTTAGATCAGTTGATTATAGCCATGAATGCGGCATATGCTAAAACTGATGTAAATGGGGACCCTATTCCGGAAGAGTTTCCTGTAATAGATTCATATTCTGCAGTGTTAGAAGATCCGGATAATCCGTTTGTTGTGATAACACAAGAAGAGTTAATGGGGAAGTACAATTACATGCCTAGTGGTGCGTCGCTTACGATTAATACCCGGTCACTTAGAGAAGAGGCGTTGTATTTGTATAATGAAGCTGTTAAGACAGCTAATGCTAATCCGTTTATTGATCTTGAGGTATTACGAGAAGTTACAACTGATTTATTTAAGTCATTTGGGAAGAAAAATATCAGTATTAAGACAGTAGAAGAGAAACAGCAAGAAATGCAGATGCAGGCGCAACAAGCTATGCAAGCGCAACAGGAACAACAGAATGCGGAATCGCAACGAAAAGCTGCAGAGCAGGAAATGAAAGTAAGAGGGGATGTGGCTAAGACAATAGTGAAAGGGCAAGTTGGTGGCAGATAATCCTATAGACATAAATGCGGCAGTGCAGTCCATGAAACAGCATACAGGGTGGAAATTTTTAATGGAAAGGTATGCTAAGAAGGGTGATGATATTTTATCTAAGATACTGGATGTTGATACACCGAATAAGAAT